GCAAGCGAGGGACGAGCGAGGGTGATGGGGATCAGGCATTGGATCAACAGAGTATGGTGAGGTCGGACATATTGGCGAAGGCAAACATTCTCATAACAGGCGACAGGGCAAAGCAGTATGGAAGCGCAGAGGAAAACTTCAATTGCATTGCGACTATGTGGACTGCATATCTCGGCAGGCATGTGTCGGCGTATGACGTGGCGAATATGATGGCGCTGTTAAAGATTGCTAGGATGCGTAACGGCGTACATCAGGATAGCTCAGTTGATGGGTGCGGTTATCTGGCGCTGGCTTACGAGCTATCAAATGAGGTCACATAGGCTTGAATAAGAGCTTCTCATGAGGCATACTATGATCAGTGGGTTCTCCTCCCTCTAAACGTATTGTTTTTGCATTTACAATATGTTTCCCACTGAACTAGACCGCGCAACTTCTCCTCCTCTTCCAAGTTGCGCGGTCACATTACAAGGTTAGATGACGTGTCTGAGTTTAACATTAAATTAACGCTAGATCTTCACTGTAAGAATACTGATGAGAATGATCATGAGCTGGATATACTTTGTGACTTCATAACAGATCGATTGCATGTGGTAGGTGCAGACATTGTAATACAATCATTAGCTGAGGCTCTCATTGAATTACATGATCAGAACGCAGAAGATAAAGCGAGGAAGTTGCACTAATGTTGGTAGCATTTAACCCTCTGAAAAAACACACAAGCGTCGTCGCAGGCGCGTGGGCGCGTAGCAGATCGTATTTCAGTTGTCAATCATCCTGATAATCTGAAAGTTAACATAATATACATTATCGGATATTATGGGCTAAATCCGCAGTATATCTAATAAAATCAATAGGTTAGACGATTTTGCAGTAAAATAAGGCTATTATGAGCTATGCGTTGTTCCATTTATCCGAAACTAGCTGATCTGAGCAAAAATAATGACCCCCCACGTCTCGCCCAGCTAGGGGGAGTGTTATTCACATTTTCACGCACACGAAGACCCCCCCATACCCCCTTGCAATATAACGCTTACCTATTGTAAAATTTAAAAAAAATTGGAGAATATTAATGGCTGGCAAGGCATTACGAAGGAAGATCCTAGCAGATGTTGAGAAGAAAGGCGGCGTAGATTACCTGTTTGAGCAAATCGCGTCAGGTAATACTTTGACGAAAATGGCTGTAGAATATGGATGTTCTCGTCAATACCTTGGCTCATCACTGAATAAAGTGCCAGAATATGAGAAGGCCATGAATGAAGCCAGACGCCACGCCGCAGATGCCCTCGTTGAGCAGGGCTTAACAATGGTAGATGATTTGGATGGCGGCTCGACAAGCAGTGAGATAGCCGCCACGCGAGAGAAGGTTCAGTGGCGCAAATTTATGGCAAGCTCGTATAACCAAGATCGTTATGGCACTAGGCCACAGACAAACGTGAATATCTCAGTTGGCGATATGCATCTCGACGCCCTAAGAAAAGTTAATTCTGACTTGGCGGCTATCCATAAAGAGGATCAGGAGCGCGAAGCCAAGACGATTGACGTAGATTATGAGGATGTAACCGATGAGTGATAATCCATTAACAGAGTTTGTCCTGCGCTACAGAGATGATCCAGTGCTATTCGTGAAGGAAGTGCTAGGCGCAGAGCCATACGATTACCAATCCGAGTTTCTCAATGCCATATCATCTGGCGAGCGTAAAATGTCTGTCAGATCTGGGCATGGTACAGGCAAGTCAACGTCGGCATCTTGGGCTATGCTCTGGTTTCTCCTGCTACGTTTCCCGAATAAAGTCGTCGTCACAGCGCCCACATCAAGCCAATTGTTTGACGCATTGTTTGCCGAGCTAAAACGCTGGATAAACGAGTTGCCACCCCACCTACAACAATTGCTCACTGTGAAGTCAGATCGTGTGGAGTTAACGTCAGCCGCATCCGAGGCATTTATATCAGCCAGAACGTCACGCGCAGAAACGCCAGAGGCACTAGCTGGGGTGCATTCCGAGAATGTTCTTTTGGTAGTTGACGAGGCATCTGGTGTACCTGAGAAAGTTTTTGAAGCGGCGGCTGGGTCAATGTCTGGTCACAGCGCAACCACGTTACTATTGTCAAACCCGACGAGATCATCTGGCACATTTTACGAGAGCCAAACCAGAATGTCCAAGAGCTGGTGGACGAGGCGCTGGTCGTGCGTTGAAAGCCCACTTGTGTCTGATGAGTTTGTCAATGAAATGCGTGAGCGATACGGCGAGGAAAGCAACGCATTTCGCATACGTGTTCTCGGCGAATTTCCTATGGCAGATGATGACACGATCATACCATTTCATTTAGCCCACAGCGCAACGCAACGAGATATTGAGATGACGCCTGACATAAAGCCAATATGGGGCTTGGACGTTGCGAGATTTGGTACTGATAAGACTGCATTGTGCAAGAGGTATGGCAATGTCGTCACAGACATTGATGCGTGGCAGGGATTAGATCTCATGCAGACTGTCGGCAGAGTTATGGCAGAATATGAGGCATTACCCAGCAGTCAACGCCCGACAGAAATACTTGTGGATAGCATTGGCGTTGGCGGCGGTGTGGTTGATAGATTACGTGAGTTGGGCGTGCCTGTTCGTGGTATTAATGTTGGTGAAGCCCCAGCGATGGGCAAGACTTACATGAATTTGCGTAGTGAGCTGTGGTTTAAGACAAAGGGTTGGCTCGAAGATAGATCCTGCAAGATACCAAGGAATGACCAGCTCGTCGCAGAATTAACTGGCATACGATACGCATTTACATCGTCAGGCAAAATGAAGGCCGAGAGTAAGGACGCAATGCGAAAACGTGGCCTTAAATCGCCAGACCTTGCAGATGCACTATGCTTAACAATGGCATCTGATGCTGTAACGGCATTATCTGGCAATAATAATAACTGGAATAAATCCATTAGGCGCAATTTAAAGGGAATTGCATGAAAAAAAAATTTTTAAATTTGTCACCCAAGATGAAAAATTTATTGATGGCTAAATGGATAAAGCAATATGTGAAGCGCGGATTATCTTTGCAGGATGCACAACACGCGGCGCGGTGGAAGGCTGGCGAGTGGAAACTATCAGAAAGAATGCGTAACATACTGGCGTCAATAGATGAATTGTGATATGGTCGGATAATATACAGCAATGAGGTTTTATCATGAAAACGTGCAAGGGATGCCCTACCAAGTCAAACTGTAAGGCCAAAGGTATGTGCTTGAATGGCGGCTATGGTAAATAGAGGCATACTGAATTTCCTCAATCAACTTGATGAGGGCAAGCGATCCAGACGCAATAGCTTTGCGGAGCGTGTTGCTAATTTCCTGACGCCTAATGATGAGTTTGAATATCGCGGCGGATTATTAAGCAATATGGATGGCACATCCGCAATGGATCGTATTGGCGAGAAAACGAGCTACGGCACGTTAGGCCAAGCCAATTTTGCTGGCAATGATCCAATCACGTCGTTCCCTAATCAGATGCCACAAGGCACAATGGCTCGCGGTGCAGACGCTACAGGTGGTCAGATTGTGCGTAGTTTAATTCTGCCAGTTGATGTTATGCAGACGATTATGTCATCAAATCTTGCAAATAAGCAAGGATTTGTAGAGCTATTGGAATACAAGATGAATAACGAGCCTGAGAGTTACAGGAGAGTTATGTCAAACCCAAATGGTTTATCTGAGTTAATGTATTTATACGCCGCAACAAATGAAGCGAGAACACCCAGCGAGGAAATGTCACCTAGAATACAACAAATGCTAGATGGAATTTTTGATGGGACTGCTTGATCAACAAAGCTACGCAGGCTACGCAGATGAAGGCCAGCGACTTGCAGTAGAGCCAATGAGCTTTACCCCAATGGACGCCGCAAAATTTATAGCTGAAGCCACGCCTATCATTGGCGATGCTATGGCGGCTAAGGAAATATACGACGAATTACAAAAGCCAGATCCTGATCTTGGATATGTTGCTGTTTTAGGCGGCGCGGCTTTACTGGGTTTGATCCCACTTATTGGTGACGCGGCTTCTCCTGCTATTAAGAAAGTAGGCAAAGGCTTACTTGATATGGCAGATCGTATTGAGGTTGATCCAAGTATGATGGGGTCTACGTTTGGTAATATTAGGTTAAATCCAAAATCTAGTAATGTCCCACGCAATATGCCAGCAAATAATGTGCTGGATAAGGTGGATAATTTATCAAAAGAAAAATTGGAAAGCGCAGTACCATTTGTAAAGACTTCCAATTTTGCCAAACCTAGAGTTGGCGGTGGTAGAGCAAAAGATCCAGCTTTATTTACTAACTTCTCTTCAAAAAAACAAACTGGTGTTTCACCTAGTGATTGGGAAGTAAAAGGCAGAAGAATTACATCTGGAATAGAAACACCAGATTATAAAACTGTTGAAGATTTAAGAAGAGAAGGTTTTACTGATTTATTTGGCTTTACGGCAGATGGGACATACGCCGACACAATAATAGATGAATTTAATGGCATAAAACTTGATAGACCAGTAATGTTTGAAGGTGGTCATCAATATGGAGATGGTGGGCTTGGATTTGCCTCTGACGCGACGGCATTAACGTCTAAACAAAATGCATGGGCTAGGAATAAAGAAGCTGGTGGACGCCCAATAGTTACCCCACTTACAATGGGAGCAAAAGGTGGTGATTTTTCAGCTCATCAAGCAATGTTAGCGGCTCAAGCTATATTATCAAATGCGGATAACATAGACCCTAACTTTGTTCCATTATTAGGCGCGGCTAAAAACAATAATAGACTTTTACCAGAGGGCATGGGTTTACTTAACCCAGAATTATCAAATTATCTTGCTGGCTTAAAAGGGGGACAAAGATCTGCGTTTGTAAGATCTTTAGATACATCTCCAGCTTTACAATCAAATGTGCCGAGTATGGGTGCTGTTAGATGGGCTGGTACTGCCCCTGAGCTAACTGATAAAGCTCTACTTAGTGGCGGTTTCAGAATGTTTGAGCCTGATATAGATCCTGATGGTTTATTAAACTATGGTAATCCTCATTCAACATATAATGCATCAATTGATCGTGTTGGTAATAATATGACGATGGGTGATGTGCGCCCTTGGTACTTACAATTTCCTGATTTTGCTACCCCCAGAATGATAGAAAATACACCATCTGGATCAAATATGTTAAATCCAAATGCTATGCCTAAAGAATTAAGGGCGGCTCAAATGAATCCTAACATCTCACAAAAAATGGATGATCAGTACGAAGATATGAATATGATGTATAATGAAATATTAAAATCTCAAGGTAAAGACGCCGCAGATATGTATGCAATGGACGCCGCTTTAAACAGATACCAATTAAAGGGATTATTAGATTAATAGAAAGATATACAACGTGGGCTACTATCTTACTAATAAATATGATATATAGAAATAAAACTAGGGGCTAACCAATGCCAATAACAACATACGCAGAATTAAAAACGACACTCACAGATTTTCTTAATCGTGATGATCTTACTTCTGTGTCTAGCACATTTATAACTTTGGCGGAGACTGATCTAAATCGCAGATTACGCCATTGGAAAATGGAAGCCAGATCCACTGCCGAGATTGACACGAAGTACAGCGCGATCCCAGCAGATATGTTAGAGCCTATTCGCTTTCACATTACGAGTGGCGAGACAAACCCACTAGAATTAATATCGCAGGCAGAATTATTAGACAGGCAACAAAGAGCTGGTAACGTATCTGGCAATCCAAGATATTACGCAATGACTGCTGGCGAGTTACAAGTACACCCAGCGCCAGATGGCGTATACAACGCAGAATTATATTACTATCAAAAGATCCCAGCATTATCTGACAGTAATACAACTAATTGGCTTCTGGGCGAATATCCAGATGCTTATTTGTATGGAGCTTTGGTACACTCAGCCCCATATTTAAAAGAAGACGCTCGAATTACTACTTGGGCGGCTTTGTATCAAAGCGCTGTTGACGCAATTAATGCAGTCAGCGATCAAACTAAATATGGCGGCTCTGGTCGTCGCATGAAAATAAGGGCATATTAAAATGAGTTTTTCAAACGATTTCGAAACAAGAGTATTGCAATACATATTCACAACAGGTTCAGTAACACGTCCTACTGCGTGGCACGTTGCATTATACACAGCCGCACCAAACGATAGTGGTGGTGGTACTGAAGTATCAGGCGGAGCATATGCGCGTCAGTCAGTTGCGTTTACAGTATCTGGGAACACAGCTACAAATTCTGGCGCTGTTGAGTATCCCACAGCAACTGCATCATATGGAACAGTTTCACATGTAGGCGTATTTGATGCGGCATCTGGCGGCAACTTAATCGCATACGCGGCATTATCTGCATCTAAAGCAATTGATACTGGTGATGTGTTCCGCATCCCTGCTGGTGACTTAGATATTACTTTAGAGTAAATTAAATGACAGTTTACCGAGGTGGCTACGGCTACAGTCTATATGGCGAACATACATTCGGCTTTGATGGATCAGTCAAGGACGCCTCAGTAACAATATCTCCAGCCGCAAGCGTTTCTGCGGCTGGCGCTAAAACAGCAGTTGGCTCTGCAACGTCATCTAATGACTTAACCATTTCTTCAGCCTATAATTTAACAAGAAATACATCTGCGACTATACCTCAAGCGAGTACAACTACAGTTGTTCCTAATGTTACATTTGTAAGAAGTGCAACTATATCTACAACCAGTGTAACAGGCGTTGGAATAGATAGGGTTAGAGCCTCATCAACCGCAGTTGCAACTGTTTCCTCTACTGCGTCTGCTGGTAAGCGTGTAAGAATTGCCAGCTCCATTGTGGCAACAACGTCTGGTGTAGTGACATCTGGCGAAAGAGACAGGCAAACATCTGCCACAATTTCATCTACACTATCTGCAACGGCCTCTGGAGTGTTTGTTGTTAGTGAAAGCGTTGATGTATCTACTACATCTTCAGCGACTTGTGCATCAGAAAAAATATTTCAAGGCGGTGCAAGTGTTTCAACTTCATCAACTGCTACAGGTTCAGTAGATAGAGTTAGATTATTTAATTCACAGATTGCCACTGCATCCACTGCTACAGCAAATGGAATTGGGGTTTTCTCTAAATCAGCAAATATAGGTACTACAAGTAATGTAACCTCATCTTGCAATAGGGTATTTTTATTAAACACTACAATAATTAATACATCTGCATTTACGGCAAGTGCAATTGAGAAATGGGAAGATTTACCAGCCGCAACAGAAACATGGCAGACAGTGCCAAAAGTAACAGAGATATGGACAGCCGCATGATGTTGCAATTTAAGCATTTTTGTGGCAGTATGCAATCAGCGCCTACTGCGTCTTTCTCTTACATTGATGAACGATATTAGGCCGCAAGGCCAGACATAGGAGTTAATTATGGCAGATACTACAACAACCACATATGGCTTGGTAAAGCCAGAAGTCGGTGCATCCGAAGATACTTGGGGTACAAAGATAAATACCAATTTAGATAACGTCGATAATCTGCTAGATGGTACGACGCCTGTCACTGGTATTGATATTAACTCTGGATCGATTGATGGAACGCCAATTGGTGCAAACTCTGCGTCAACTGTTGCGGCTACCACAGTAAGCGCAACTGGTAATATTACAGTTGGCGGTACAGTTGATGGTCGTGACGTTGCGGCTGACGGCACTAAGTTAGATGGAATAGAAAGTGGTGCAACAGCAGATCAAACAAATGCAGAAATACGTGCGGCAGTTGAGGCGGCTAGTAATAGTAATGTGTTTACAGATGCAGACCATTCTAAGTTAAATGGCATTGAAACATCAGCTACTGCTGACCAAACAATTACTGCTGGCTCTGGATTATCGGGTGGTGGTACTGGAAATGTAACTTTAAGTCACAGCGATACGTCATCTCAAGGATCATCAAATAACTCTGGCAGAACATATATCCAAGATATTACTCTTGATACTTATGGACACGTCACTGGTTTAGCAACGGCTACAGAAACAGTCGTTAATACGGATACTAACACAACCTACAGTGCTGGAACTGATCTTAGCTTGTCTGGTACAACATTTAATCACAGCGACACATCTTCACTTAGTGGCACATATGGAAGTACATCTGATGGCACAAAGATTGATAATATAACAGTAGATGCGCGAGGCCACGTTACTGCAATTACAACTGGTGCAACTGGTGATATTCAAGGCGTTACTGCTGGCTCTGGTTTATCTGGTGGCGGTACTTCTGGTACAGTTACACTAAGCCATTCGGACACATCCTCACAAGGTTCTGTAAATAATTCTGGCTCAAA